ACAGGTGCTACTGCTGATGTTGATTTGGGTATTCATTCACTCACTGCTGATACAATTGGTATAGGTACTCCTGCAGGTTCTGAAAAGTTGCACATTGATGGCGGTGCGTCTACCACACGTGTGAAGATAGATGCAGACAATGGGGTTAGTAGAATTCTTTCCTTTCGCACTGATGATGTACAACGATGGGCATTGCGTGTGGATGGCGCGGAGTCTGGTTCAAATAGCGGTGCAGATTTTCAACTTAGAAGATACAATGACGCAGGAACTTTCATTGACCATCCAATTGCTATAAATAGATCGACTGGTAATATCACAACTGCTCAAAATCTAAATGGTGCAACACCAACAGAAATGAGTTATTTAAGTGGGGTGACTTCATCTATTCAAACGCAAATAAATTCTAAAATTGCTGTATCAAAATCAGTTCTATTTGGTAATTTTGGAGCAGGTAGCGTTGGAGCAGGTGCGACTCTTTACGCAGGATTCGTGAAAGCAACTGCGTTGTATAGCGCAGCACAAGCATTCCAAGCGAGAACAGTTGTACCCATTGCGTGTGTCGGTAAAAATCTAACCGTGAACATTGGAGCGCAACCAGCTTCAGGCAGCGCAGTTTTGACGATTCGTGTGAATGGAGTGGATAGCGCATACACGTTGACTATTGCCGCAGGTAGTGCAACTGGAAGCTATCAAAATACATCAAGTTCACTTACTTTGGTTGCAGGGGATTACATAGATATTAAGATTCAAAATAATGCAGCATCATCAACTGGAGCAGTGGTCGCACTATCAATGATTTTAGAAATATGAGATACACAATAACTGAATTCGATAACGTCACAATGATTTATGTCATTGAGCAAAATATATTCTTTGCATTCGATGGCAGTGATGACTATGCACCATTCCGCAACGCGCTAATTGAGAAAGGTATTGATGCCTTTGTTGACCTATTGATAGCAGATAGTAACACAGCATTTTTAACGTTCACCAATGGCTACTAATCCAATCACTGAGTTGATGAATGAATTTGGCCAAGAGGTCGTTGAACGTGCTATGCTTAACTTGGGAGTATATCGCACCGTGAATGGAAAGAAACGCAGGGCGGTGGCGAGTGATAACTTACGCAAGTCATTAGCTTATCGTTATGACAATAAGTACAAGCGCATTGATTTCTTTGCCAAAGGTAGTGCGAGTGAATATGCATACTATGTAGAAGAAGGAAGGAAGAAAGGTAAGCGACCACCAACAGATAAGATATTGGAGTGGATGAAAATCAAACGCATCCAACCACGCAATGAGAATGGCTCATTCAAAAAGTTTGCTACACCAAAGGCGAAAGAAAATGCAATGGAGGGAATTGCCTTTAATATTAGCAGGGCAATTGGTGCAAGAGGTATCAAACCCCTCTTTTACTTTAGAGATGCAGTCAATGAAACGGTTGTGGATTTTAATGATAGATTTATGGCAGCGTTAAAGGGTGAGATTACAATAGCAATTGAAGAAAATTTACAAGGTAAAATAAAAATATAAAATGGCATACAATACAGCAGTCAGGGGATTATCAGCGCAGGGAGTAGATGAATTTACTGGAATGTGCTACTCAAATAATGATGTCTCATTCACAATGACTTCATCCGAGTTCGCTAATAGTGGGTTCAAATATGTGGTTGAAATAGCGGATCCGTTTACTGGCAATGAATACAAATTTTACATATCTCCCAATGCGGTGGGTAGTGGTGTGTTCAATGCAAAGACCATATTCAACCAATTAGTGACGACTGGCGTAACTATCCCAAATAGTGATGATGTGATACTGCAAATATCAGACGCAGTATTGATGAGTGATAATCTAGTTAGAAATTTCAGAGTTCGACTTTTTGAAGGATATGATGTTGCTGGTGTGTTCACAGAAGATGAATCGGTGATTGTTGTCTATGATTTGATGTGCGTATATGGCAAGGGCAAAAGCAACTTTTTGGTGATGGGTAGTAATGATACCAAACCACTTGCACTATCTCAATGCTACGACAATACAATAGGCTTCAATGCTGAGACCATTGCGTCACGAATCAACATCCCTGCAACATTGCAGCAAGAGGTTATCAATTGGCAGCGAATTTCAAGGTCGAATGTTACAGGCGCTCAGGATAGCGCATACAAGATACTTAGTTGGATAGCGGATGATGGTACTTTCATAAATCAAAACTATCCATACGTAAACATTGCGAATTTCAGATATGTATTATTTGACAACGCATACGCTCAAATCACAACCTTTGATATTCCGATGGAGTTCATTGAAGGTGGATTGATTCATATTCCTGCAGGTCTCAAGAATTTAGTTGATGGTTCATTCATAACGCAAGGTGAAGCAGACGATACTTCATTTTGGACAATAGTCGGAGTAGATGGAGACGATGTTGAGGTGACTGCTAAGTATGGATTTTATATTGATGAAGATTGTAAGCACAACCCAGTCCATTTATATTGGCTCAATCAATTGGGTGGATGGGATAGCTACTCATTTATTAAAAAGAATGAGCGTAGTATTGATGTCGAAAAGAAACGATACAAGACATATCTCGGTAACTATAACACGGCCGATGTAGATAATCCATTTGACACAAAGAACTATTCAAGGTCACTCAATGAGCGTGAACCCATCACAAAGACTTTCATTAACTTAACGAGCGACTGGGTGACTGAGTCGGAATATAAATGGATGAGAGATTTGTTCTACTCCAAATCTGTGTGGATGGTTGATGATAACGTTGATGGATACAACATTCTTCCAGTTGTTGTGGAGGACACAAACTATTTGATGAGACGTGAAAGAAACAGTCGCAAATATAATCAATCTTTGAGACTTCAATTGGCGAATGAGTACGACACAATCAATATAACAAGTTACGAGTATCCATTGCCTGATCCGAATCCCTGCACAATTGTTGACTCAGTGGCGGTTGTTGCTGCAAATGGTATGGCTAATATTTCACCTACTGCAAATGAATATCCAGTTGTGTTCCAAGGTACAAATTGGGGTATCAATGGAGGTACTAAATACCAACCAAAAATTTGGAACGTTAACGGACAGCCATCCGATACAAGTGGATTGGTAACTGGTCAAACGTACAGAGTTGAAATCACTTTGAGTCTTGCAATGAGTGGCTCATTCTATTTCTCATTTGGAAGATTCAGCAGTGCGCCATCATACAACGGATGGGATTGGGAATTGAATGGGGCATTAACCACTACGCAAGTCAATAATTTGGTGTGGAATCCGTACAATCTAAGCGGTGGAACTGGTATCTATGGCATCATTGGTAAGGCAGGATTGACTTTCCCAGGTTACAACGGAACAATAACTATAAATGTCTACTCAGGTAGCGGTTGCTAATTATGGAAACAGCTTTAATACTATACACGCAAGGTGACAACACACCTTACTTAGTTGACCTTTATGAGAATGAGAATATCTCTTTGAACTATTCGTTTAACGACATCAAAGATTTGACTCCGAGAGGTAACTATTCACGCACATTTCGCATTCCATTTACTGAGACGAATGCAAAGATTTTTGGGTTTGTTCAAGAGAATACCTTTCAATTCAGTGGGTTCAATCCCAAGCGAAAAATCAATGCATCAATCACAGTTGATACCATACCCATCATTGAAGGTTACGTGCAGTTCAAAGCTGCATATACAAGCAATGGTGAGGTGAGTGATTTGGAGATTGTATTCTTTGGAAACGTGGTTGATTTTTTCAAGACAATTGGAGATGCTGATTTCAAAGACTACATTTCATCTGAGTTGCAGATTGATTATGATTTCATTATATCATATGTAACAACTGATACAATAAATTCAACTGGAAACGTGTATCTTGGATTGACTGACAAAGGTCAAAATTGGGTAATGAATGTAAGTGATTCAGGAACTCGAAATATTTTAAGTACATCAAGTGATATTGTACCCAAGATAGGTGATTTGACTCCATTCGTTCGAGCAAGATATATCTTTGATAAAATATTTGCATTGAGTGGTTTTGAATTGAAAGAAGATGAAAGCACAACACTTCTTGAGCAATTAGATAAGATGTGGATTCCTTGGATAGGTGAAAGTGATATTATAGCACAACAAGGAAATCCTGATACTGCACGATTTAAATTAAGTAATAGTGGTTCAATCACACTTGATACAAATGATTTTACATTTACAACTTTCACAAGTGGTGGAAGCTGCTTTGTTGCTGAATTACCAACTTTAAATATTGATATTGATCCAGGTGTTAATATAAGTGCAGGAAATACATATACCGCACCATTTAGTGGTAGTTATGTTGTTTCAGGAAATATGACTATTCAAACTGATTTGCCAATCAGAGGAATAAATATGGGTTTTTTATTAAGTGATGGTGTGTCTAATTATTTAATGATCAATGGAGCATATATTGGATTGGAAATATGGGATGATGCTACTCAAGATTTTATTTACAATACAAATACCGATATAACATTATCAACTGGAACATCATCATCTTTTGTTCAACAAGGTTGGACAGTAAAACCAATTATTTATATTTTTTCCGATGATTACCAACACGCATTAAATCTAAATCCATTAGTCACATTTACAGTTTCAACATTTGAGGTAGGTACATTGGACATATCAAAACCATTGTATGGCAATACAATTGATTGGAAAGCCAATGCGCCTGTAATGAAATGTAGCGAGTTTATGTCATCGCTATTCAAAATGTTCAATTTGGTTGTTATTTCCGATGATGTTAATTCAAATTTATTGACATTAAAACCAATTCAAGAATATCTATCAGAGGGTGTTGCAAAAGATTGGTCGAATAAATTGGACATCAGTAAAGACATCACATTAACTTCAACGGCAGATAGTCAAGCGCAAGAGAATCTTTGGAGTTACAAATCAATGAATGACTATTACAACCAACTTTACAACGCTCAAGGTGGCCGTGTATATGGTAGATTGTTATTGATTGATCCAGAAAATGACTTTGCTACAAAAGAGCAAAAAACTGAAATAATGTTTGGTGCTACTCCATTAAATAATATTAAAGGTAGTGACTATCCAATACCTAAATTTCAATCAGCAAATGGACAATTTGCAGCACCCGGACCACGTATTTTGTATCGTACTGAAAATACCATTACTTTCAATATTTACAATGATGATTTTGGTAATGTGATACCATATACAATTGATTTATTTAGCCATTACACAACTGCTATTCCAACCATTGCTGATGAAGATTTAAATTTTGGGCAAGAGACTCCATTGCATTACATAAATTCTACACCTTGGAAAACACTTTATGCAAGATATTGGAATGATTACATAGCTGACATTTATGCTCCTGATGCACGTATCTTAGAAGGTTTCTTTGCGTTAGACTTTGCCGATATTTATCAATTCAAATTCAATGATAAAATTTTTATTAAAGATTCATACTGGCGCATACTTGAAATCAGCGACTATGTGGTAGGGATGCAGGACACCGTTAAGGTGAAACTTATCAAAATGGTGAGCGCGACCCCCGATTGTTTGCTAAGTCCAAAGCCAGTTATTGGTATAGATGGAAATATTATTTGGGAAGATGCAGAAGGTGAAATACAACCAGCAACTGAAACGTGTTGCAATAATTATGGCTACTATTGGGTAGGTTCAGAATGCTATGCAACTCCAAGAGATGCAAAAGGTAGAGGAGGTAAACCTAAAATGTTTTCAGAACTTATTACTACTCTTTCAAATATTGAAACAAGACCAGTTAATAAAGCAGCATATATAGCTGATAATGCAATTGTGCAAGAAACTAATGAAAGAACTTTTGTCAATGGGAATAATATTTTTGTTGGTGGTTCAAATAGTGGTAGTATTGTTAGCGGATCAAGTAATGTAGTTATTTCTGGTTTAGGAAGTGTAATGGTTCTTGGAACATCAGCAAGGGCAATCAATAGAGGAATAACCATTGGTAGTGGTGGAGATTACGCAGGTGAATATCAAAGTGGAATCATTCAGGTAACTGGTAGCGGTGATTTCACCAATAGCACAACACCAATAACGATAACGAATTCGGGTACTTATATAACCGTTCCAGACGATTGTGTTTGGTATGCTAAATTGATGTTGACTGTTGGACAAATCAATCTTGGAATAGATGGCAATGGAGTAGTAGAATTCAACTTGCATTTGGCATCAAGCGCAGGGGTGCTATCCGTGAAAGATGCAATTATAGTTAGTGAAAATCTTGAAACGTTTAGCGGCAATTTTGAATTCGATGTAGACATTAGCGGATTGACTTTTGCACCACGTTTGCTCCTTAAAAATGACACGTATCCACAAGACAATATCTTTGTTGGAGGTCAAATAATTTACAATCAATACCATTATGAATAATCCACAACAGACATTTAAGAACATTTGCGAGATGCAAAAGATGGGCATCAAGTCAAGCCATCCATCAAGCGAAAATAAGTTACCAAATTGGCTAACTAAAAGCATCAATTTAAGCGTTGTTGCTACTTTACTTATAGGTACTATTTACTTAATTAAAATGATTTTCAATGGCTGACAATAAATACGTTTTAGAATTTCAAATAGATGATAGCGGTGTTGTTAAAAAGGTTGACAATATTGGCAAAAAGGTTGATGACATTGGCGATAATGCGAAAAAGTCAGCAACAGCAGCAACTAAATCTTTCAAAGATATGGCAGGTAACATTGCCAAGTCTTTGGGTGTTATTGGTTTGGTTGCTACTGCTATTGGTGCGGTAAAAGAAGTCCTTGCAGGTAATCAAAAAATAGTTGATTTTTTCAGTGTGGCAATGGGTACATTGTCCGACATTGTAAAAGATGCATTCAACTTTATTACTGAAAATGCAGGAGCAGTAGTCAAATCATTTAAGGCTGTTTTTGATGATCCACTTGGAGCATTACAAAAGTTAGGTGAAGCCATCAAAGAAAATCTGATTGAGCGTTTTGTTTCATTTGGTGAAACATTGGGATTAATTGGAAAGGCAGTAGCTGAATTTTTTAGCGGTGAATTTTCCAAATCTTTTGAGACATTAAAGGCAGCAGGAAAAGAAAGTATTGATGTACTTACTGGGGTTGATGATACGGTTGACAAAGTCACGGAAACAGTTACTACTGCTGTTGAAACTTTTGGTAAATATATAAGTAAAACTGTTGAAGCAAATCAGCAATTAGTCACATTGCAAAACAATGCTAAGTTAGCCGCAGCAGAACAAGCGAGATTAGCCGAACAATATGATAGAAGTGCTGAGTTATTGCGCCAAGCACGTGACGATGAGCGAAAGTCTATTGATGATAGGATTAAAGCTAATAATGAATTAGCTGATGTTTTAGATAAACAAGAGAAAGCGGAATTAGCAGCAGCAAATGCACAAGTAGCAGCAGCATCTGCAATGGTTCAGCATAACAATACTATTGATAACCAGGTAGCATTAACACAAGCACTTGCAAATGCTGATGGTGTACGTGCAAAAATTGCAGGATTGAGGTCTGAACAACAGATGAATGACCTTGCATTGAGCAAAGAGAAGAACGAATTGCTGAAAAGTGAGAGCGAAGCAACTGCTCAATTGTCACTTGAAAATCAAAAGTTCTATGCAGAAAGAATTAAAGATGATAATGCAAGATTAAATGCGCTCAAATATGTGTTAGGTGAGGAACGCAAACTTGAATTAGCACGATTACAAGAGCAAATAGATACTTATGCATTAGGTACACAAGCAAGAGTTGATGCGCAAATAGCATATAATCAAAAGAAACAAGAGTTAGATCAACAAGAAGTCGCATTAGATGACCAATTAAAAGAGGTTAAAAAGAAGAACATTCAAGAGCGTTTAGATGCAGAGGCACAAGCTGAACAAAAAAGAGTTGAAATAGCAGCTAATGCAGTTGGCGCATTGATGGCAATTACTGATGCAGTAGGTAAAAATGATAAGGAAGGTGCGAAAAGAAGATTCAAAATAAATAAAGCATTAGGTATTGCGCAAGCTGGTATTAATACTTATATGGCTGTAAATGCTGCATTAACTGCAGGAGGTAACCCAATCAAGTTGGCAACAGGTGCGCAATTTGTTGAAGCAGGAATAGCACTTACAATGGGACTTGCTAACGTGGCGGCAA